CTATGCGAACTATGCAGCGCGTGTCATCACGAGAAGAAGATTTGGAGCCCGTCTTCGGGCGGTCACTTGGCCGACACGCCGGCCTCCAGCGACTAGAGAGGAACCGTGGCAGACGTAAGACAAATCGAGCCCGCAGCTGGCATCGTACTTAAGAAAAACAACACAGTCATCTACACGCAGCGGTTCAACCCGGATCCCTCCACGTACACGGAGCAATCTGGCCAGACGCTTGTGGTAGGCACTGCGTCTTCGACGACAGTGTCCCAAGGTACGATTTCCACTGTGCGCAACCTCATTCTGCAGTCCTCGAAGGCCGTCACAATCATCTTTGACGGTGGCTCGGATGAAATCTCAATGACGGCAGGTGGGCTCCTATTCATGGCAGCCACCAGTCTTTCAGCGGTAAAAGTAAAAAACGCCAGTGTCACCGACGACGCCGAAGTCGAATACATGCTAACGGATTAATATGGCAGTAATTGAACTTTCCCAGTTTCCTGAAGGTTTCGACCGCGATTTGCTGTCGGACATCGACAACGCCATCATGGAACGCAAGGATTGGGCCGACGCCCTCCTGGTAGCCCGAAACCTGTATTACGGCAACTCGAAGCGACTGGACGCACACTGGGAGGACGGGTCCGACATCCACCTGCCAGTTGTGTTCGAGAAGGTCGAGAGCATGGTCCCCAAGCTCCACAACGCCTTCTTCAATATCGAGCCCAAAGTGGTCGTCCGCCGCGTGCCAGAAGAGATGGACCGCGAGGACACGCTCATCCAGGAGCAGTTCATCAATTGGGCGCTTGACTACGATGTGCCGGATTTCTTCATTACGACCATCTCCTGGTTTCGTAATATGCTTATCGACGGCGTGGGCGTGCTCAAGACGCGCTGGGAGCACAAGTGGCGGAATACTTGCGAGATCCACAACGTCAAATCCGTGATTCCAAGGGGTGGAAACGCCCAAGGATTCACGCTGGACTTTGAGCGCACCAAGACAGTCGACGAGTTGATGGCCGAAATCTTTAAGGGTGCCATTGTTCTGCGGCTAGAGCAGCTCAGCGACACGGTCTACGAACTCGACATCGTAGAGAATCGACGCCGTATTCCGGTCATTCGGGTGGAGTTACTGCCTTCCGATTTCGTTGACGAGATCGTGGCCCGCGTTTTCCGCCCTGTCCTGGTTGCAGACAATCCCAGCGTCGAGGTAGTCGAAGCTGAGGATTTGATTGTCCCTTACCGGACCCGCAACCTCCAGAAGTCCGATTGGGTGGCGCACCAGCACTATATGACAGTCGATGAGATGGTGGCGCAAACTGACCCAGCCAACTCATCGGATCCGTGGACGCTCAGCGAGCAGGATATCACAAATCTGGGCGCCGCTGCCAGCAGCGAGGCCTACAAGGTCGACCCGCAGAATGACGCCTCTCAGCGCGCCAAAGACGAGATGACGGGCATCACCAGCAATCGGGGCCGTCAGGGCCACAGCAAGGTAAACAATCGTCTGCCGCTCTACGAGGTCTACGCCAGTTATGACATCGACCAGGACGGCCGCCGCGAGGAGATCGTGCTTCAGGTTTCGCCCAATCTGAAGAAAATCGTCCACGCCACCTTCCTGGACACAGTTCATCCACACGGGCACCGCCCATTTTCGACGATCCATTTCCTGGCGCCGACCGACCGCTTCTACACACCAGGGATCGCAGAGATTCTGGCGCCGATCAACATTCAGGTCAATACGACCATGAATCAGATCAACGATGCCCAGGAGCTGCAGAATAACCCGTTTGGTTTCTACGAGCCAGCCGGATTCACTGCCGATGAAGAGACGCTCCAGTGTATCCCGCCAGGCACGCTGATTCCGACAAACGACACCAGTAGCGTGGTATTCCCGACCTGGGGATCCCAACCACTGGCTAACATGAATGTGATCGATAGCGTGCTGCTTTTTGCAGATCGCGTGTCAGTGTCCCCATTTTCGGGCGGGAACACACAGGTTCGCAACGCCCCGCGCACAGCGCGAGGCACATTGGCCTTGATCAGTGAGGGCAACATCAAGACCGACCTTCTTGTCGCCATGGCGCAGCGAGAGGGCTGGACCGAACTGATGTACCAGATCACGGGCCTCTATCGAGAATTCCTGACGGATGAAAAGCACTTCTGGGCCACAGGTCGTGACCGGAAGCGCTACGCGGATCTTATCGCGCCCAAGCATCTCAAGGGCAAGTTTGAATTCACATTCTCGGGCAATACTACAAATACGAACCCAGAGGTGCAGCGGACTTTGTCCCAGCTGCGCTATCAGGTTGCCGCGACCAACCCGCTGTACGTTAACTCGCCGCTTCGCTTTCGGGAACTCCTGCGCGACTTCCTGCTGAGCCACAGTGAGGGGACAAACGTGGAGAATCTGCTTCCAGAGCTGCCACAGTCCGGTGTAGAGTCGCATGCCCCAATGAATCAGAAGGACGAACTGACCATTTTACGGATGGGCCGTCCAGTTGATATCCTGCAGTCGGACAATGATCCGCAGCACATTGATACTATCGACCGCTTTATGGCAGACCCGGTGGCCACGGCGTCGATGCCACAGATTGCAGTCGGCTTCATTATCGAGCACAGGCGCCGCCACATCGTCCAGATGAACCAGAAGATGCAGATGGCGGCTATTCAGCAGAACAACTCTGGCGGTGCCTCCGCAGGAGGCGGCGAGCAGAGCGTAGCACTTGGAAACCTTGAAGGCGGTATTCAGTGATCCTCGACGCCCTAGAACGTCTGAAGGAAACACAGGACGATCTTCGGCAGAAGATCCTGGATAAAGTTCGAGCCGGCAAGGTAGAAGAGGCCCTGAAGTATGACCACATACTTCAAGGGGTTATAATCGCGTACGACGTCGTGGATAAATCGTGCGGGGAAGAGGAGAGCAAGTCCACGTAATTCAGACGCTAGGTTGGCGTAACAGACCAAAATATGGGACTTCAAGATGATCTCGCGGGCGTGAATCCTTCAGTTTCGCCCACTGAATCTGAGAGCCAAAAAGACGACATCACCCCGGATCCTGTCGCCGGTAATCCAGGCAGTACAGATGACGACTTGATTGGTGATCGACCGGTAAGGAATTTGCAGCGTGAATTCGACCGCAAGATGGAAAACCAGGAACGCAATTTCCGCCAACAGTTGACGGACATGGGCACACGCATCGTGGCAGAATTGAAAACTGCCGCACCTGCGCCTGCGCCGCCGCCAGCTCCGGCACCTGCGCCTGGCCCGTCTGCAACAGAAAGCGAGCCTGTGGAAACCAAGCCGTATACCACCGCAACGCTACAGAAGATGTTGCGGAACCCAGCTATCAATACCAAGCAGAAGGACGTAATCGACAAGGCAATCGCGGCAAGGACGGGTTCGCCCGCACCAACGCAGCAAGCAGCGCCTGTGGACGATTTACGTGCAGTTGTGAGGGATGTTGTTAGCGAAGATACTAGAAATCGCCGCGCCCAGGATTTCGACCGTAACTCCCGTCAGGAAGCTATGGACCGATTCCCGGCGCTAGCGGACAAAGAATCTGAGTTCTTCCGTGCGGTGTCAACCGAACTGGATAGTATTCGGGACTATCGTGGCCAAACATCGGGCGACGTCCTTGACGCGGCAAACCGTGTTGCAGGCGAGCTTGGTGTGTCGGCGCGACAGACTCCGGGGCGTTCATTCGTGGCGCCAGGCGGTACTCGACGGCCACACGTTACCGAAGACGAGCCAGGTGAATTTGCGTTGACTAGTGAATCGTTTGATGATGTTGCTCACGGGCTCCGAAACGCGATGCCGATTAAAGAAGGCAAGCGGGTCGAGTTCAATAAAAAGCAGATCATGGCCGATTCCAAAGAGATAGATCGCAACGCTCACTTATTTGGCATTCCGAAGGGTAGACGATAATGGCTGACCAGAAACCGCAGAAGTACAAACTGCCAGAAATGCCGGATGTTGACATTGATACGTTGACACCTGACCAGTTGGCCTTGTATCATTCCGAAAAGGTTTTGTACGAGGAATGCCTCTTACTTGTGCCGAAATTGGATGAAGATCCAGATTATGTTCCGTTGGCGTCTGAGATGCCGGCGTTTGATAGGCTCATGGGCACCGATAAAATCGCTAGCGCGAAGGTGGTTCGTGACCCGACTTTGGGGAAAAATCCCCTCAATATTATTTGTCATCCTCCTGGGAAAAGGCTTTACTGGGCCAATCCCCGCCTCAGAGATGAGATGGGGTGGAACAACCTTCATCCGGTCAAGTTCGATGATTTCATCGGGCGAGAGATCGAGAAGTACGTTCCAAATGTGCCTGAAAAGCTGGCAGGCTCGCAGAAGCGCGACGGACTTGTCCGGCGTGGCGACGCGGTGCTTTCGTGGATTGATTTTGGCATCTGGCAATCGCGGCAAGATGACCGCACCAGAATGGCCAATCAGCACATCCAAGAAGCTGCCGACCAGGAAAACCGTGCTATTCGCCGGGGCGGCCAGACATTTGGCGAGGGCCTCCAGGACCAGGAACGACCTGCACGCGGATTCGCGCCTTCCACTGTAAGTGGACGCGAAGCAGCGGAGCGGGAAGGCCGGGCTCCCAGGGATGGTCACTTGCGCAAGCGTCTGCTGCCAGGAGCCGGTGAAAGGTACTAACTTTTTTGTAGGTGAAAATTGGCAACTCAGAACCTTGATGCCCCTCTTGGTCTTCGTCCAGTAGATAACGGCTTGGCCGGCTCAGTTCCTCGTCTTGAGGAAATGTACGCCAACTCAGTAGCTATCTACGAAGGCGACCTTCTTCAGCTGGAGACTAATGGACAGGTAACTCCATGTGCAAATGTAGTTACTACCAGTGAGCCTCTCGCAGGTGTCGCCGCCAACTATTTGGCAGCTGGCACAGCAGGACAGGGTACGACGCGTGTTGTGTCTGTTTACACGGACCCATTTCAGCGTTATGTACTTCAAGCAGACGACGATGACATTACTGCCACGCCGGCTGCAATCGCGGACTTTGTAGGCCTCAATTTTGACTTGGTGTACACGACTGGAAACACCACCACGCTTCAGTCGAAGCATGAGTTGGACGCTTCCAGCGGTGCCACCACGGCAGGATTGCCTTTGCGCTGCATTGATCGTTGGAAGGGTATCGACAATATTATGTCGGCGGCCTCTCCATCGGATTCCGCGTATCTTAAATTCGTTGTTCAGATTGTCTTCGGCAAGCACTACTTCGGTAGTGGCGTATCTATTTAAGGAGAGTGACACATGTCCGCTGGAAACGTAATGCTTCGTCAACGGTATGCTGATCTTTTCTTCAGTAGGTTAGCGTTCCTGGACGACATTATCTTCGAATGGTTCGACGCTCCCGCCTTGATTTATCCTGAGGTTTTCAACATCATGGATTCTCAGCGGGCGTTCGAGAATCATACCGCATTCACTGGCTTCGGGATGTTCTCGCCAAAGCCTGAAGGGGAGAAGGTCGAATACGACACGATCCTCCAGGGCTTCGATAAGCAGTTCATTCATACCACCTATTCTAAGGGATTCCAGATCTCTGAAGAGGGTATGGACGACGATATCGACGGCATCATCACGGAGGCGGCTCCGGCCCTGGGCCGAGCAGCTCAGTCCTCGATTGAGACGCAGATCTGGTCCGTTGTCAATAACGGATTCACCACGGAAACCTCGTCTGACGGCGCGGCCCTGTTCAGCAATAGTCACCCCAACGTGGCTGGCGGAACGCAGGACAACCTCGAATCGGGCGATCTTTCCAACACGAACCTGCAGAATGCGATTAACAAGTTTGCAGACTTGCGCGACGACCGTAACCTGCTCATCGATGCAGAAGCCACCAACCTCATCTATCCGTATGAGCTTCGTTGGTTGGCTACGGAACTCCTGCAGTCCCAGCAGAAGGCTGGAACCGCAAACAACGATATCAACGCCTTGAACCAGCTGGGTCTTCGCCAACTTCCGGTGAAGTATCTAACTGGCGCTACGGATTGGTATGTAACTATTCCGAAGGAACGCACCAAATATATCGTATATTGGCGCAAGACTCCGGTTACGGACAGTTCTCTGGACTTTGATACCGGCAACATGAAAACCAAGATGACGTACCGTGTTTCATACGGTGTGACTGAATGGCGTGGCTGGGTCGGCGGCCAGGGCACCTGATCCTTTTGGGGCGTCCACCAGGGCGCCCCGTTCACACACCTGCCATTTAGACCCGCTGTACCTTCAGCGGAGGAGGCCGTAAGGCATATAGATTGGCAGGGCAGAAAGGTAAGACAATGGGAATTACTAATTTCGACATTATCCAGGCCAATGCGATTATCGGACCTGGCGGACTTTTGACTCAGGGCAACGTCTGGCATGTCAAGCCCAGCTCGGGCAACGACTGCAACGATGGCAAAAGCCCAGAGTCCGCGCTTAAGACCATACTTCGCGCCCATACCTTGGCGACAGCCGACCAGAACGACGTCGTGCTGCTTTACGCTGAGGACAATAGTGCCAGTGGGACTACGGACTATCAATCAGCAACCCTAACGTGGTCTAAAGATCTCACGCACCTTGTTGGCGTTTCAGCGCCTTCGGCAGTTGGGCAGCGTGCTCGTATTGCGCAGCTTTCGACAGCTACTGGCCTCACTCAACTCATCTCAGTAACAGCTAGCCACTGTCTCTTTAAGGGCCTTCACGTGTTCCACGGTGTTGCAGATGCTACTTCTCTTGTTGCTGTTCAGGTATCAGGGGAGCGTAACGTCTTTGAGCACTGCCATATTGGCGGCATTGGTAATGCCACCATGTCAGCTGCAGGTGCAGCATCCCTTGAACTTGAGGGTGGTTCCGAAAATACGTTCCGTAACTGTGTGATTGGTGTAGACACCATTGCCCGTGACGCAGACGCGGCCGAAATTCGCTTTGATGGTGCAGCCTCTCGTAACTACTTTGAAGACTGCCTTATTCAAGGCTGGGTCGGGGCCGCTGGCTACGTACAAGTCAAGGTCGAAGATGCGCAAGGCATTGATCGTTGGGTTATTTTTAAGAACTGTTTGTTCTTGTCAGAGTCTACTAACGACGCCACGGCGCTGACGCAGGTTATGAGTATCCCGGCCATGTCGCAGGGGTATATTATTCTACAGAATTCAGAGTATGCTGCACCAACCGCCGCAACGGTTTGGGATAGTAATACTCGTGATCGAATTCGCATTTCTGATCGGGCAGAAGCCGGCGAAAACGGCGAAATGCTCATCATCTAGTTCTAGTTTCACCCACCTTTGAGGAGAGGCCATGGAGACAACCAACCACAATACGTTA